ACAAACTAATCCTAAAAATAAACCAGGTTTGGTTGGTAGAATTGAAAAAAGAAAACAGATGGCATTAAGTCTTTCTAAAACTCAAGAAGTTATTAAAACTGAAGAAAAACCTAAACAGGTTAATTCAAACGCAAATTCAGGCACATATGTGGATCAGTCCTCTAGACAAAATATAGATATGAAGAAACAGGATAATCCTGCACCGATAAACATACAACAGAACACAACGAATGTAAACAATACAACAGAATCATCAAATGCACCAATCGTTGATGATAGACCAGCACACCAAAGAAAGTAAAAAATGGCAGATAATAAACTAAATTATCAACAGGCTAGAAGTGTCAGAAAAGCAAAATTTTCCGACATATTGCTTGACCAACTAGCACAAAGTGATAGAAGTGTACTTGGTGCTGTTGGTAAAACCATTTCGATGAAAGGTCAGGCTAGAATTAAAGGCATCAAAGAGAAATTTGATCCTTTGAATATCATAAGATTTATGACTATGGGGTCCAGGTTTGGTCCCGCTTTGTTTGGTAAAATGACTGGTCGTAATCAAAAAGATATTGACTATTTTACTGGCCGTACTAAAAGTGTTGTTGGCACCAGAAATACCGCAGATAGATTAAAGAAAGTTGGTGGTGCCGGTGATTCAGAAGGCATCAATCAACAATTAGCAAAAATATTTTCTTTCCTACAAAATAATCGTGAAGAAGATATTAAGTTAAAACAATTAGCAAAAAATTCTGAGGAAGAAATTGCCTTGGAAAAAGGTAAACGCCATAAAGAATTGATTGATACACTACAGAAGTTAATGAAACAACTCAACTCCAATGGTGTTGTTACAGCAGAAAAGGTTGCAACATCACAAAATAGTTTTATGGATAATTTGCTTGGTATGTTCGGTGGTATTAGTGTGTTAAGAGGACTAGCTTCTGCGGCCGCAAGCCTAGTTTCGTTTATATCCTCACCGGCAGTACTTATCACGGCCGTGGTTGCCGCAGCAGGTTATATAACATATCAAGCTTTACAGAAACAACAAAAAAACTTAGATGAAGCCGCAAAAACCGGTGATGTAGGTAAAACATCTATAGAAGCAGCCCGCACATTAGATTTTATGAATCCTGAAGGTGCTTTATACAATCCAAATTTAGATGAAGATACGCTGGAGTTAACACGACAATCTTTAAAAAATGCTGGAACACCAGAATCAATTAAGGCTGCTGAGGAACTAAAAGCTGAAATTGATAAGAAGAAATCAACCAGCACAGCGACAAAGGTAACAATACCCGAAGCGCCAGCTGGCATGGAATTTGATGCAGAAGGTAATGTAATACCGGCGCCGCCAAATAAATTTCAACCAAAACTTGCTCCTGTGGTACCAGTAAACACACCACCAGCGCCGCCAGCTGGCATGGAATTTGATGCAGATGGTGGTTTAATTAAATCTCCTGTTCCTAAAAAATTGCAACCAGTTGTGCCAGTACCAAAGTCTGCACCCGTTTCATCATTATCAAATACCAATTCTGACTTGAATTTACCTAGACCTGCCGCATCTACTGATATGAAACCTATCATTAACAAGACAGTAAACAATCTTTCACAGAAGCAGGAAAGAACTGGATTAAGACCTAGTCAAATATCTGTGCGTAATGATGAACCAACATTCATGCAATTAATTATTGCTTCCACAAGGGTTGTATAAACAAAAAACCCCGCCGAAGCGGGGTCTAAACAAAGTTCTGAGAAAGGAGCTTTTGTTTAATCTTCAGCCAACTTGGCAAAGTATTCCATATCGTCATCATCAGTATCTGCGATATCGACTTCAACTGGCTTCTTAGGTGCAGCCTTAGCTTGTTCAACTGTGGTACGTGCTCGTGGAGCATCACCCTCATCATTCAAACCAAGTACTTTATCCAAACGTGTTTTCAACATATCATAAGACTTGAATTCTTTGTCAGCCGTCAACTCAGTCAATGAGAATTGTGACTTCCAAATTTTCTCCAACTTCTCATCGTCATCCAACAATGCAGATGGTGATGTGAATTCGGACTTATCATAGTTTTGATAACCCGCAACTTTAGTGATACGCAACTTGAAGTTAGCACCCTTCCACAAATCAAACGGATTGATTGGTGTTTCATCTTCAAATGCAGGATTCATTGCACCCGTAACCTTCTCAAAAATCTTGGCACCGAACTTGAACAATTTAACTTGTCCTTCGTTCTCTGGATGCTTAGGATCAGAGATGATATAAACGTTAGCAATGTAACTTAGTTTACGTTTTTGTTTACGAACAATGTCTTTGTTCGCTTCAATGCCTGAGTTCCACAATTTGTTGTTGTGTTCACATACAGGACATTGTTGGTTCTTGGTTGTTAAACACTTGTCGATTAACCAACCACCAGGACCTTGAAATCCATGTTCGAAAATCTTAGCCCAAGGAAGACCATCTTCACCATCAACTGCTGCTGCGGGTAGAAAACGAATCGTAGCCATGCCGTTGCCAGCTTTGTCTACTTCTGGTCGCCAAAAGTTTTCTTTATCGGATTTACCTTCAGTGGAGGCGTTGAGCTCTGCCACTTTTGCTTTCAATGTGTCCAGATTGCCTGAACTTTTTTTAAGATTTGAAAAATCTACCATGATTTACCTTTCTAGTATAAACGGAATATTAACGGAATATAAACGGATTGTCCACATAGTTCATTATATCATATTATTTAGGCATCGTCAAGTATAAACTTCAACTGTACCAAGGTGTCCGCAACATTCTTATGTAAGATTGCCACTCCACCTGCAGCACGCCAATCATCAATAACACTCTCTGTATCATCAATGATTAACGTATCTGTTCTTGCATATCTTTTCTTTAGTTCCTTACCTGGAACCAAGTTACGTTGGAAGTCAATACCCTGCGTTTCCAACCATTTAATCTTTTGTTCAGAGATTGCTTTGTGTCTTTTCTCACTTGCTGTGGAGGACAGAATCTGAGTTGGTGGTAATGCATTGCGTAATGCACGAACTAAATCCATTGCATCAGGCATCAAATCAAGTGTTTCAAAGTGTCCATCAGCAATAAACTTATCAAAAAATTTATTGAATTCTTTATATTCTCTGGTTGAACTAGGCTGAACTTTAAATAATTCAACGTATCTCTTTTCAAAGTCGGCAATAACGCCATCCATATCCAAGTAGATGCAATTAATTTTAGGCATGTTCTCTCAAACTTTCTTTTAAAATTGTCTTAAACTTATCTTTATCGTAAACAAGAAACGGTGTGTACTTTTCAATTTTTCTTTTCAATGTAGGCCAAATAACATCATCTGTTATTTTTTTGTTCCACATTGGTAAGAAATTCATAATGTCATTAAGTATACACACCGTCTCAATGTTAATGTTGCCATAAGTCATCTCTCTCAACAGCAATGGATATTGTCCGTCTACAACTACTAACATTTCATTAGGTGATTGTGTTGCTGTGAATAGACCTATTATATCTTGTTCGAATCGGTATGTCAAGCTCTGGTTTCTTTTTTGCCATTTCTTGTAGTTTTCTTCACCTTCGATACCACATATATCTCCTACCCAATTCACATTGGTTTCTAGGAAATTGGCAATATAAAAAGTACGTAATTCATCTATGTTGTACTTCCGTGATAACTTGTAAAAAGAATACTTGGCTTTATTGTTTGCAAAGTTGTCCTTTGATACGTTGGTCTTTCCGTTGTAACGAAAAAAATCGTAAGAATCAGAAGTAAAATGAAGTTTAATGCTTTGATATAGGGCATACGCTTCAAATCCTGTCGTTTCGGTCATAGAGGCAATTTAGAACTTTTCTTCAATAGGTTTAGGTCTTGTGCTTCTTCTCTAATCTTTGCTTTCAATGCACTAGAGACTAAAGAAGAAGCCACATCGACTTCCATACCTGTTTGTTCACAATGATGTATGATTGCATCCATATGGGTACCACCCAATTCACTGACGCTTTTACTAATCATTTCACTAAATTCATTAATTTCGGTTTTTGTTGGCACTTTGAGCTTTCGTATAGAACAGATGATTTCCAATTTTTGCAACATACTTTAATTTCCACGCCGGATTTACCGATGTGTTATGATAGAACATTGATTTGGTTTCATATATTGTATCATGTAATTTTAATTGTGTCAAGGCTTTTCTTGCGACAATTAGGCATTCTTCCCATGCATACTTGCTTCTAACAGGACCGACATTCTCACCAACCCAACTGAATTGGTATGTACTGCCCGTTTTTTGGTATACCACTTCACAAATTGTTTTAGGATAAAGTGGACTATTCACACGATTCATTGTTACTTGCGCTACTGCTAATTTACCTTCAAAAGATTCACTTGCGGCTTCATAGTAAATGTTTTTGGCCATGCAAAGTAATTGCTTATTTAAATCCTGTGAAACCACTCTTTCCATTGCAAATGTTTGTTCTTGGGATGTTAAAGGTAAAATCAATAATGATAAAGAAAATAATAAAGTTGATAAAAACTTCATTGCTACTCCTCGTTTCTTTAAAGGGGAAACCCCCTTAACCCTCAGGATGTTTTTCTGGTAACCTTGATTTCAGGTGTTACCGGTGTATTAGATACAAAACTATTTAAAGATGTAGCTTTGCTAATAATGTCTGTTTCTGAGGGGATGGTCGGCAATCCTGGATGTTCAGGTGGTATTTCACCTTTAGACCTTGCCGTTTCGCATTTGATGTGCCAGTCTTGTTGTAGACGGTCTCGTTCTGCGTTGTATGAATCATATAACATGTCTCTGGCCATTTTTAATAGTTCAAGACGGATTTCAAAGGGTGTCATGTTTGACATAGTTTTCTCCTTGTGTTGTGTAAGTGTGTTGGTGGATTATTTAAATGGGTCCCACCGAACCCATATACTTATTTATACGTATTAAAAACTACGTGTGTACTGTAGACGCCATGCATCTTTTTCTTCGTCACCATATGAACGGCTCCAACGAACTGCAACTTTGTCTTGTTTGGTCAAATCGTAACCGACTGCTGTGTGAACACGGGTCGTTTGATATGCGTTTGTAGTATCAAATGCATTACGATAACGAGCACCAACATCACCAGACAAACCAGCAACCAATGGGAACTTAACACCAGCATCAACTGCATAATGACTAAAATGTGTTGAACTTGTTACTCTTTCACCCAAACGTCCACCAACGTAGAAAGCACCGATAGATTGTCTCACACGAACTTCTAGTCCTTGTGAAATTGAACCACTACCAAGTGCAGTTTGGCTGTTTTCCATTTTAAGGCTATAGTCGGTAGAACCAACTTTATTACCAATAACAATTGCTTCTTTAATATTAGAGACATTTGTTGCACGATTTGTTTCATCAGAATACTCCAATGAACCATAACCTTGTGCCATCGCTGCGGCACTCATGACCAAAGAGGCCAAAACTAAACTGATTTTCTTCAAAATTAACTCCTAGTTGTTAAACAAAATCGACTTAGATATATCTATGATATAAATTAGTCTCCTCTTATCGGTCTTATTATATGCACTATGCAATTCAGCATTATCAAATGCAAATAAGTCGGACCAATCCTGCTTTATACCATTAACTTCCAGTGCAACATCACCTTCTGGTATGATTAATGGTATATGAATTCTTACTGTGTTGCGTGAACGATTCTCAATGTCTACATGACTTTTAATAACACCACCTGATTCTAGTACACTATAACCACTACAACCAATGTGAGCAATATACTGTTGT